GAGCAACTTTCATTATTGATTCTCCAGAGAGTTTGAATTTGAGAAACGAGGGACACCGAAGCGTCCCCCGTTAAACCCACGAGGGTGAGTTCATGGATCAGGAAGCTGCGGTTTTTAGGCCGATAATCGGACGAGTGCGAATAGTGTCGCCGCGTTCATGGATGTTGATCGCCACTCGCTGCGTCGTCTTGATGCCGATCTGGTCGAGTTCAAAATACCGATCGACCGACACTTCCGTTCGAACAGACCGACGAACCCCGTAAGATGCCGCAAGTCGCAGATCCCCGAAGTACGCTAGGATAGTGCTCACTGCGGAGCCAGTTGTTGAAGTCATCACCTGGACGAAGCTCACCGGGTAGCCAAGGAACATCATCTGCGGCACGCCATTCGACAGCGTTACGTTCGTGTTGCCACCGGCTGCGTTCATCAGGGCAAACGCAGACGAGTAAAACACCGCTGAGTTCATGTACCATCGAGGCGACGCGCCGGGATACTGAGGCAGGATCGCCATGGCGTTTTCAAAGTCCACTAAATCCAGCGTCGACGCTCCCACGTTGCCAGACAACGCTGTGCTGATCGCGTTGGAATCCAACGCATTCTTCAGGCCCAAAACACCGCCGTACGTCGATGTTGAGTCACCGTTGAATGCTGCATCGTCGATCTTGTCAGCCTCCGCATATGCCATGCTGGTTGTGATCATGTTGCCGATTTCAATCACAGCATCCTCGTCAAGTTCTGAGGAAACTTTTGTCAATGCTCCCAGCTTGCGAGCCATCAATTCAGCTTCGCCAGTAACTGGATCGGAAGCAGTGATTTCCGTGTTTTCCCCGACCCAGTACGCCGTGACGTCTGTCAGGATTCGCGGAATACGAATAATGTCAGATCCCATCGGTACACGATTCGCAAACTGCGGAAAAATGCCGCGTTCTTCGCGAAGCCTGACAATCGCCTGACTCATTTCGTCAGGCACAAAAAACCCGCCCTTGCTGTTGTCGCTGCTGCTCATCAGGTTGCTGACTTGCATCCCATTTGAGTTGCACCAACGTGCGGCGTTTTGATTGCCGAAGATGTTGGCCAAAATGAACTGGCCCGACACGTAAGCGTCACGCTCTGCGTGCTCCCCGACAAACGCTGTCAGCTTTCCGTAATTCTTTGCTTTGGCAGGAATTTTGATTGACGTAAACCGCGTCATGTTTTTATCGGCACCGGCATCGACGCGCCCAGACTCAACGCGAGTTTCTTCAATCTTGTCAATCATCCGTGTTTCCATGCGGCTGTTGCGTTCTTTTTCGATTGCGAACGCTGATTTCAACTGCTTGTTAAGTGTCGGGATCAGCTTGTCGGTGATCTCCGAGCATCGCGTGGCTTCTTCGTCGCTCAAATCGCGTTCTTCGCGTTCCGTAACTGCGACAATTGCGTCAAGTTCTTCGGTAAGTTCCGCTTTCATTTCGCGGATCTGGCTTGATGACTTCATTTTGTGGTTCCTGCTGATTGTGAGCAGGCCAGCAAAACGAAAACAGCCGTGATGGCCTGCAAATGAAACTTGGTAGTTCCAAATTGTTGGCCGCACGGCTGAAGAGTCTGGCGGAGTTCAATCGGTTTGAATTTGTGCGGGATTTCCCGCCTTGAATCCGTACGTTAGCAAATTACGTCTGGCGTGTCAACGGAATAACGCCGTGAACAACTCACGCCGCACGAAGAACGAATTGCACCGATTAAATCCGATTCGCTCGTAACCAAATTTCCCTGCAATGGCGTGCAAAGTCTCGGCAGTGTCTTGGATCGCGTGTCCGCTTTCAAGTTTTATGCCGAGCATCCATTGTGGAATCGGATCAGGAAACGACGTCGCGATCGGGTAATGCCGGTCGAAGTGCTCAACGACCAGCAACGCAGGACGGACGCCAGCTTGCAGCATCTCACGCATGACGACAGAATCAGATCCGTCGATGTCGATCACAACAACATTCGATTCATCGATGTACTTTATGTCCCAGTTCAGTGTATTCAGAATCGTTGCAAGTGGATACAAACTGCGAAGCGATTCGCGTCTTGATTCGTCAATTTCCACCAATACGCACGCCAGCGGATCTTGTCTATACATTTCGGCGATCGTGATCGGTAATGAAACGCCGTCACCTGCCCCAAATTCTATACAAAATCCCTTGGATAGCCTCAACGCTTTCAGAATCGCCGGAATCAACCCCTGCTCTCCGAATTGCCACCCGTCAAGATGTTCCACCAGCCACGCCAGATGCTGACATTGCGGAGTGAAGTCTTTTTCAAATATGTTCTCACTCATCGAATAACTCACCCTTCCTCAGATTGTAATTGCATTAATGCCACCCGTGCCGCCGTCAGCTTCGGATGTGCGTCAATCGATTTACCGATCGCCGCAATCCGTTTTTTGAACAGTGCATTCGGAGCCAAACCCGCCGCGATGGATTTTGCCGCAATCGTCTTCAGCCCCTTCATCATGGGGTCTTTGCCGTCGCTGTCGTCCATTGACATCGCGAACCCGTTGTCGATGATTTCCTGTCCGACGTACCACGTCTCAGCGTCCAGCAGTGGCCGCAGTTCGCTTTCTGTCTTGCCAGTCTTCGCAGCGTAGTCAGGCAGCATTCGCTCCAAATACTTGTCGAGAATATCCGCTGTCTTTCGCAGTTCAATCGCGTTGCCCCATGCGATCGTCATTGGATTGTGGATCATCACCATCGAATTTTTCGATATGGTTCGCGACTCACCGGCCAGCATCAGATAACTGCCCATTGAGGCTGCAATGCCATCAACGACCGTGTCCACGCCGCCAGGATGCCGCGTCATTGCGTTGTAAATTGCGATACCCTCATCGACTGATCCGCCAGGCGTGTTGATCCTGACGGTGGCCCGCTTGCCCTCCATTTGCTTGAGAGCGTCGATGACTTGCATCGCCCCCACCATGCCGAAATCAGGATCTCCGATTACGTCGTAGATGTAGATTTCAGACTTCTTCAGATCGAATGCAAACATTTGCGGTTTCCTCTCAGTATTCCCTGATTTTCCATGAAAAAACACAATCCGCCACGTTTTTCGGCAGTGTTTCCACGGTCGAATAATCACAGCATCTCAGTAGTCTTTGCTTCGATTCATGGCACCACGCGGACGCCCGTGAATCTTCAAGCCCCAATTCAGTAAACACTGATTCGAGTTTCGGCTGCCAGTTTGTATCGTAGAAATTATCCACCCACTGTAGGAAGTTCAGTCCGTTCGCTGTCGCTCGCGTCGCTGACTCGGCTACTTTCTTGCATTCGACTTCGATCATGTGATCGATTCGCGACTTTATCGCTGCGTTCTGCGGAGCGGGATCAGGCTTTGGATTGTCTGCCGGTGTTGCCGCTGGAGTTGTCTTCGCGATCGTGTTCGGGTTCTCGTACTTGTCGCCGCCATCGTATGGATTCAAATCGAAGTATGATCGGCCTTCGTTTGGACTAAGAACTCTTGCCGCGATTCCAGCCGATACAAATTCCATCGTTGCTTTCTTTTCAGTTCGCAGCAAAGCCCCATCGTTGAACTTGTGATAGTAGCCTCGCTGCCGTTCGGATTGTGTCAGTAGTTTCAGATCGCTTTCTTCTTCAATCTTTGTTGACCACGGCGCAAGGCATTCCATCCGTTGGGCAAGGTTTTTCTGCTCCAACGATGCGTACGAATTGCCTGTTGAGTCGCCAAGAATGGATTGCATCACAAACCACAGCGCAGCGTCTTCACGCTGAAACTTCCTTTGTTCGATGAACTGAGCATCTGTGTTGCTCATCGCCATCATGTTCGCCTTGATGCCTTCCCGAAGCATCCCAATCGTTCCAGCGTTGTCGGCCCCTTCGTGATTTTTTTTGAACGCCTCAAGAAACTCCTGAGCATCTTTCACGGAACGGAACGCACCAGTCGGCGCCTCAAGCATCAATCCGCCTGCATAACCTTTTTTTTGCTGTGTCACTATATGCTTTTCGGAGTTCAATCCGATAGACCAAGACTGCTTCGCAAGGCTGATCAGTGACTTGCCTTCCAGCCCGTCAAATCCAAGCCCTGGGATATGCCACACATCAAAATCCGGCAGCCAAATATAATCTTCGGCCTTCATCGGATCGCCACGGAACAGCCGCAATCGTGCCTGCTCATCAACGATTGTTACGTGCCACTTTTCGCCCGCCATCATGACTGTTGCAGTTGAATCTGGCAATAGTGGAATCAGTTCAGTCGGACGTAAACCATCGCGGACGATAAACGAGCGAGCATTGCCCCACAGCAAAGCGTGGCACATCATCTGCTGCTTAAACACTGACGGCGTTTGGTACGCATTCGGACGCCAGCGGAACAGCTCGTAACTGCTGTGCCGAGTTTGAATCGTCTTATTCTTGCCCTGCTCCCGGTGGATATTTAGTGGCATGACCGAAAACGCACCCGTGATTCTCGACACACAATTCCAGACGGGAGCATACGACAGTGCCCTTGTAGCCGTCATGTATTGATCTTGGTCGTAGCCTTCCCCGTCACCGAATAGCCAGCCGATTAAGCCGCCTGAAAAGCGGTTTATTGCACGACTGTATGCGTTGGCGAACATTGCCATTTGTTTTTGTTCCAGCCCACCCGGTTAATAGATAAAAAGTGAACCTGTTGCTCTTGCTGGTGCCAAAGAGCAAATTCGATACGCCATCGTCAACGCGACAACCGGGTCTATTTTTTCGACAGACTTTAACTTGTCGAACATTAGTAAACCAGCCGCAGATTTTTTTACGTACGCATTCTTGACCGACCATTTTAACAGAGAGTCGCCATCATGTATAAACCTGCCTGCCTGAATCGTTTCCGTGAATGATCTAATCGGCTCGTTAAACATGGAATACGACTGCGAAAACGACACAGCCTCTATCGACTCCGCCGTCAGATCTTCCGCCATTTGTTGTGCCCCGTGCGGATCATAACCGACCGCCGATACCCGGTACTTATGGCATCCCTCAACCAGTGTTTTCTTTAAGTCTCGAATCGGGAAGCCTGACACCTTCAATTCATTCGCAGTGACGAAAGTATTGAACGGGAATTTCGTCACGTCACGCCGAACATCGTCGCCGATGAATGACCGGACGAGCCCCTCGAATCTGTACACAATGTTTCCGTCCTCATCCGTGTCGAACGGGAATCGTGCAACCATCGCCCAACTGGCGAGGTCGTCCAGTCCACCGAGGTCCAGTCCGCCGCCGATTGCGTCCGCTTCCATCCAGTCGGACAATTCGCCGCAGCACTTATCCCACAGGTCCATTTTGATCCAGGGGTTTGAAGAATGCTGCCAGATGTTCAGCCGGTACATCTTGAAGTCAGCGATCGCCTCGATTGATTGCTTGCTTCGTGCATAGTCAGCAAGGAATTCCTCTTCGTGTGCAGTGTGTCCCCATGCTGGATTTGCCATCTTGCCAAACTTTATTGGGTCCGCGTCGAGTTCTTCGTCAGACAGATCCTGCGGAGCTTCATAGATCGCGACGAATAGATTGTCGTTTTGGATTTCACCGGCCATCACTTTGCGTGCGTAGTCCTGTCGCTCTTTGCCAT